TTGATGTATTCTTGACGCAATGCTTCTAGCCCAACCGCCTTTGTGGTAGGCGCAGGTGCCTCTTCCTTAACAGGCGCAACTTCTTCCTTAGCAGGAGCAACCGCCTTTGTTTTCGCCACTTTAGGGGCGGCTATGGCTTCTTCCTTAACGACCGGAGTTGGAGGCGTTGGCTTAGGTATGGCCACGGGGATGGGAACGCTCTTTGCCTTTGGTGTCTTCGAAGACACTTTAGATTTTGAAGGGGCGATACCAAGTAGTGTGTTAACAGATTCTACTAGTTTTGATTGATTCCCATCGGCTACATCTTTTTGATAAGCCGCAACCATCTCATCGTATGAGTCGTAATCTTTATTTTCCCTCAAGGAATAAAGTGCTTCTCTTTTCTTGGTTTGATCTGCATCCAATTCCCAATAGACCCCAATGTCGAAGCCCATCATTTGCTGTAATTTCTTTATGGCTTTCTTGGACTTGGCTATCGCAGATCTTTTTTGCTGGGCTGTACCGGATGTTGGGTACTCTGCGTTATATGCTTCATCAAAAGTATCTCGGAAATCCTCTAGTTGAGTTTTTATTTTCTGAGACTCCTCGCTTAGTGTTGGTGTCGCCGGCGACACAACTTCCGCTTTCTTCACAGGGAACTTGGCGATGTCCTCTTCGAGTACTTTGATATGGTTCTCATATGTACTTACTCTGTCCTCGCCACGGTTTTCTGTTTTCAAAAACTCAACCATGTCCTTAGCGCTCTGCAATGCAGCAAGGCGTGGGTCTTGGTCGAACAGTTCTTGGTATTCATACGTCTCCTTGTCCCTATCCTTTTGATAGATCTCCTCAGAGATCAAGGCGTCTACCGTGTTGAAGTTTTTCCTTTTCTCTATGGATTGCTCGAAGTCATCTCTTTCTTTTTGAGCCTGCCTTAACTCCTCAATGGCGGCTTCAGTGTCCTCCGCTGATGCCACGTTTCTTTTGGCTCTAGCGATCTTGTCGCCCAAGTCCATAAGAGTACGCTCATCATCCCTTGTATTACCCTCTTCCTTGACACGACCAATTGATTCGTTGATCTTGTTCAACTCATCGTCAATACCCGGCAATGTCTCAACATCTTCAGGAATTTCAAGGCGATCAAATACCGCTTGCAAACTCTCTTCAATTGGAGGCTCCGCCTTTGGTTCGGTAGTGATTACTTCTTCTTTGACAACTTCTTCGGTAGTGGCTTGTTCTTGGGTGTCTCCTTCTCCCACTTCTTGCAATCCCACTTGGGGTTCTTCTGGGCGTAACACGCCTTCCTCTGTGCTTGGCTTTTGAACGGCATTTTCTTGTAGTGTTTTTATTTGTGAATTGATAGAGGCAAGTTTGTCCTTCGCTGATTGCGTCTTCTTGCCTTCGAATTTCTTTCGCTCTTTTTCTAATGCGGTTATTTGATCTAATGTATCTTCGTCTAGGTCTGGATTTGCTGAACGTACCTCCTCCTTTATGGAAGACGTCACCATCTTGTCCTGCAACTTCGTGCTCAACTCTGGGTCATTGGTTATCTCTATGTTAGAATTCGATAGATCTGTCACATCCATGTTTTCTATCATTTGATTGATGACTTCCGGTGACTCTATCTTTATACCATTAACGCTATACGTAGGTGGGGGGCCTTGAGGCTTAGACTCGAACTGTTCAATTTGAGTTTCGATTGCTTGTGCTTCTTGTGGCTTGCCCTCTTTCTTTAACATCTTGGCTCTTGCACCCATTGCGTTAAGCAAAAAGCCAACACCAAATCCTACACCACCAGACTCGCCTACGCCCTCAAGTATCTCTTGGTTTATGTTGTATACCTCTTGAGCAGATTTGTTAGCGTACAACTGTTGTAATACCTCCGTGGTCATCTCTTCGAAGCCTCCGGTCAATCCTGCTACTCCTTTGGTCTTGATGTAGTTCGCAACACCACCTGCAGTTGATTGGTTGAATCGCTTGAGGAATTGCATTACAGGTATTTGCTCAAGGACAGATCCTACGGCAGCATTCTTGTAGAATATCTCATACGCTTGATCGTCTGTGGCGCCCATTTGTTTTGCTCTATCAAACTCTGCTTGACCCATCGACAACCCACCACTGATTGCGGTCGGGCTCGCTAGGCTTGATGCTATTTGTTTCCCTGCCGCACCGGCAGTACCAACAATACCTGTTGGAGCAGCGGTAGCAACTGCTGCGCCCTGCTTACCTGCGCCAGCAATACCGCCTGTCATGATTAACGATGCAACTTGACCAAATGCTTGGCCAAATTGATCTGATAAACTATTCTTAAAATCTTCATCTTGTGGAGCGAGTTCATCAATGGCATTGTTGTAATAATTACCAAAACTTATCAAGGCGTCACTGATTGGCCCCTTTCCTGTGCCTCCAAATACTTTTGATGTCGCCCCCTCAAGGAGTGTTCCCATACCTTTGACGGGGTTCCCTATCAAATTCTTATAAAATCCTCTATCTAGAGATGATACAGCATTAAGCAACCAACCTTGTTCAGATTCAGTTGCTTTGGATGGTGCTTCTACTATTGCTTGTGCTTCCTCTGGGGTCCTCATTGGAGGAGCCTCAAACATAGGGGCAGTCTCAGGAACTCTTTGAGATCCCAAAGAAATACCCGAAGGCTTGGATTCCAAAAACGGGAGTGTTGGTTCTGGCTCTGGCTTTGGTTGCTCTTGCTTTTGAAGCCACAGAGGTATTGACGACTCTTCTTTTTTTTTTACAGGTTCTGAAACGTATTTCTGAGCGAACGCGTCTCTCCCTTTGGTGAATAATCCGTCTCTCTCCACTACACCATACACCTTGTCTTGATATCCGGGGTCTTGGAACTGAACCTGAAAATCGTCAAAAGATTTGGTGTAGTATCCATCTCTTACGAGAACATCGTATAACTTCTGCAATTCATCCATAGTACAAAAATATGTTTTAATTTTTAATCCAACTCACCATTGCCTCCAAGAACTCCTGCTCTTTCAGCATTGATTAATGTTTTTTGATCTAGATTGGAAGTTACAAAATCAACAATACTTTTTGCTACGCTTGCCGACCCATCTTTACCTACTTTTAATTTGAATTCTTGAGTTGCTCCATCTTTTCCGGGTGCTGTTATTTCTATAGCATTAGACCCCGGGCTAGATTCTTTGGCGGTAAATCCTAACTTGACAATAGAGTTAAGTATTTGTGGTACCGCTACTTCCTCTTCTTGGTCTATCATTGCAGGAGTTATTGCTTTTGTTAGGTAGTTCTTAGCCTTTTGTTGTGGCGTTGCAGGAGCCGCTGGTTTTTGAGTAGAGGAGGATGCTGACACTGTGTTGTTAAATGATTTTCTTCCTGTGCTAACGGCTCCTTTGAGGGCTTCGTTTATATCTACATCAGATCCAAGCAACAATGAAGATGCAGAACGAATGAAGTCTTCTTGACTCACAAGTGTACCATCTGGATTTTTGAATCTTATAGGCTTTGTCTCTCCATTAGACAATGTTACAGAGATACCACTAGGAGTCCTCTTAACAAAATTAACATCAGACAATCCATTGAAGTAATCAAGTGCGGCCGTGATTTCTCCTGCGTTACCACTGTATAATTTGGCTAGCATATTACCCTCTTCTCTGTCCGTCTTTGTTTTTTGTCCCCTGTTGTATACGTACTCTGGAGCGTAGTCAACACCCGGCTCTTGGAATGGGCGCTTCTCGGTCTTCTTATCTATATAACTAGACATTTGACTCTTGATGTATGCTTTCGCGTCGTCTCTTTGTTCTTGTTTGAACGTTGGCATAATCACACCCGAACCATTTTGGTTCTCCATCAATATCAAATCCCCACTCTTGTCTGCATCGAACTCTTCTCTGCTGTATGTTGCGGTGTATTGATTGCCGGTTCTTGGGTTGATGTTCATATTGTCCGCCATAATGGAAGCCAATTGATAATCGCTTGCCATAATCTTTTTGATGGTGGCATCTTCCCACTTTGTATATGTGTCCCTAAGCGTTGGATCTGTAATGTCAGTCACTACGCCGGTTCTCCTAAAGTCGGTCTTGCCTAATTGACTTATGGTATTCTCCCCCAATTGGTCTACTGCTTCAGTAATACCAAGTGGTAAACTATATGCGTCAATCTTAGAGTTAACCCTGTTGCGCAATGCCTGAAGACTCACGTAGTTCTTCCCCAACTTTTGGACACCATCTTCCCCCACTTCTGGGTTTGATAAGTACACCATACCATTGGTTGAATTAATGGTAGGCACGGTGTTAGATATGTTGGCGAACGATTCGTTCAATGCGGCGAGATCTGTCTCAAGTCTAGACGACTCTGGCATACCGGTGGCAGGGTTTATAGTCCGCGACCTATCCATGATCACCTTGTATTGATCTTGGTACTCCTTTGACAAGGTGAAGACCAAGTTAGTAGAGTCTTTGCTGTTTTGAGCAGCCACTTGATAATCCTTTAGACTCATCTTGCCCGACTTTAACAACCGGTCAATGGAGAGCCTGTAGTTCATCATGTCGTTAGCATAGTTGATCGTCCATGCAGAGGCAGTTGTATTCTCCCCTTTTGGCGCGTCAGCCAACTCTTTCATATCCTCCCTAGTGGAAGCATCAATGGCCGCCTTCTTGGCTTGCCTGTCCTTGTCTATTTGATTAATAGTATCAGATAGACCTTTACTTACCTCTGCCCAGTTTATCTGACTATTCGCCTCTCGTTCTGCGTATTTGTAGTATGTCATCTTCCGTATATATCAAATGGGTTCACATATGCATTACTCCAGTACGATGTCTGCGGTAGGTTTGGATTGAATGGCACCCCGTTTACTTGTGGTGGCATAGTAGTCGGGCCTGTCGGTGGCTGAGTAGTTCGAATGGGTTCAAATATATTTTGCCTCAACAACGACTTGGTCAAGTCGGGGTTTTGAATCATGTAATCTTGGAACTGAACGGGAGTCATCATGTTTGCGATCGGGTTGCCTTGTGCATCCACTGACTTCTCCGAGAAACCAACACCAGACAAGGCCTCGAACTCTGGTTTAGCAGACAACTCTACCAATTTATTTTGAAATTGCTCTTGGCTTAAACCTGATGATGTAGCCTGCTTGGCTAACTTCTCATATTGATTGGTGGCTTTTGAGTCATAGTAGTCGGGTAGCAATTTGCTAGCGCTTGACGCAGCATTACCAATACCTTGAATCCCTTGAGCAATGTTCATTGCTTTCAATTTGTCCGCTTGTGCTGCGGCTTTCTGAGCACCGGCTGCCTCCTCCATGTTCACTGCCGCCAAGTAATCTAGCAATCTAGCATCTTCGGTGGCTATGAGTTTGTTCAAGCCTTGAATCTGAGCAGTCTGCTCGTCCGCTATGTTCTGTTGCATTTGGTTTTGAGACATCTGCACACGACCAGCGGTAGAGGCAATGCCTCTTTCGCTTTCTCTGCCTGCTTCAATCGCTTGAGCCCCCGATGCCAACGACGCTTCACGCGCGCGCTCGTAAGGTTCTTTTGCAAGAGACAAAGCCTCGAACACATTCTGTTCTGCTCTTTTTTTTGCTTCTGCGATAGCCTTCTCTGCGTCTAATCTTGCAGTGGTAGCCGCCTTTGATTGCTTGCTAGCCTCTCTGAAGCTCATGTACGTACCACTCGCTGTAGACGCTATACCTATAACTGCTGCTGTTGTTGCTGCCATAACTTAAAGTTTGATTATCATTTCTTTGTTGTAACTATCCCCTTCTTGGTATCCTATTTCTTTGTACACATTCACCAATGAGGGGTGCTTGATTAATGCATACACATATTTGAACCCAAGATTCTCGCAAGCCTTTGTCAATATCTGTATCAACAATTCAAGGGCTTGCTTTCTTTCGGGTTTCTTTTTGTATTGTTTGTTCGATATGATCCAATCCACCCATGCGGCGCTTGAGTTGGTGGTGTAAAAGAACCCAGCACACACAGGTGTGTCGTCGTCTAGCACAATGATACCACTCAATCCACCTTCTGGCAGGAAGTCTTTTGCCGGTGCCTCCCAACCCCAGTCATTCCACCATTCTACTAAAATGGTATCGTAGTCCGTGGGGGAAAGAAGCCTAGCATGAAGCGCCATATACCTACAAAGATATTATTTTTTTTAAGGATAACTTTTCATCACCTCTGATTCAAGTGCAAACAGTTCAACTTTGTCTGTATTGTCGTTTGTCAACGTGAATACGCAGTAGTGTCCAAGCAAACCATGAGACTCCGCAATGGAGTTCTTGATGTACATTGTGTATGGATCTTGAATCAAAGGAATGCTACCCCCTATTATGGTGGTATCAACAATCAACCGGTTGATTCCGTTCTTCAAGTCAACAATGATGTCGGTCACTTCTCCGAAAAGAATTGGTGAAGAATAAGTTGGAGGCAAAGAGTAGTACAGGTAGTCACCAACAGAGATGATGCTACCAATTGCCACAGCATAGTTGACTACGACCGCGCTCGGCACCGTAGATACAATCGTTGTGCTTCTTCCGATACCATTGACAGATCTGAGTGGGTATTCTGATTGACTTGCAGGGACTGTCCCAGAGTTACGGATGAAAGCGAAGTACGCTTGCTCCTTCTTCTCGAAGTAGTTTGGCAATATGAAACCACCAGACTGCAAATCGGTGTACAAATCCACATCCCATGCGTCGTCTCCCTCTATATTGATGGTCTTGAACAACTTGTTCACCAACGGAGATTCATTGAAGACGCTCTGCAATGTTGATGAGTAGTTGACACCATAAAATCTATTCCTAACGCTGTTGACGTTGTGCCTGTACAGGTTACCGCCTTTGAACGTGTAGAAATAATTGTTCATACCAATCATCCAATCGGGAAGGTAGGAGTAGAACGATGGCCACCCCTTTGCTTGTTCGCTATATGTTAGTGTATAGTTTGGCATGTCTTATCTTTTATACGCAACCGCACTGCAAAAATACAGGTGTTAAGTTAGTAACTATCGAGTTAGTTTTTGCACATATTGTAGTCGTAATTCCGGGGATAATGCCTGTGGTCTGAGGTACGTCATCGCAATCAATCCAATCAACATACTCTGTGAATGGAGTGTCGTTTGTGATTTCGTATGTACCGCAAATGTCTTCGCATGTCAATCCCGGAGGCGCTGTATTGACGCTATCAACCGCTGTTCCAGAACTATACGCGATAACAGTGTATCCGCAATCTGTCGCCAATGTCAATGTAACCAAGTCACCCAAGTTTATGGGGATTGCAGACGACACGATGATTTCTTGACCATCACCGCAACGAGATACGCGGTAGTTGCTTCCGTATGTGCATGTTCCAAACTGAACAATTACACCATTCTGCACTTGGAACCAGTCATTTGGAGGAGGACATGCGCTTGGTGCATGGTAGAATCCATCAGGCAATACAAACTCTCCGTTAACATCTTGGAATACCCAATCATAAAGCCCCAATGTACCAGCACCACCATTCACATACTTCACAAAGTATTGCTGATCAATGGCGTCAGAGCATGCAAGACCAGCATTTGCATTGACGCTACTACTTGAGAAGGTCATCAACGCCGTTGGGCAATAGGTCGATACGTTAAACTGAGACAATGGGCATGCGCCAATCACGTTGATTTGCATTGTAGTTGGTGATGCTGCTGTCTTTGGTATAACAATGAAGCATGGCCCCGGTGTTGTGGCTGTCAAATCCAATTGACCCGACAACACGGTTACTGTTTCGGTAAACGGAGTGGCCGTGAATGTGCCACCATAATACGTATACTTGTCTAGTGTGTGTGGGCTACCGGCTACGATACCACAATCAGACGAGGTTTGACCCACGTATGTCGGCAAGTTTGCTGTGCCTGCCAAGTATCCGAAGTTCACTGAACTCATTTGGTTGTATACCACGCCGTTGTACAACACCTCGATGCCAAGAGGCACAGTGTATGGGTCAAACTCGATAACAACTGCACCTGTCGCACTGCCAAGTAGGATACCAATTTGGTAGTACCCACCAGAAGCGGAATACTCAGATACAATGGTTCCACATGGATCGGCGCACGCAGGGCAACTCTGCTGTGGCAGAAGAACGCACGAAACCTGCTCTCTTACGATGGTTCCGTCGGAGTAGTATCCGTCTGCTGCGCACAGCGTTAAGTCAGAATCTGTGAATACAGCGGTTGCTGATCCCAGTGATGGTCCGTTTAAGTAGTATGTTGAACTAGTTGCCATTTTGTTTTTGTTATGAAGGACATCCGCATTCTTGAATCACTGTGATTGTGATATCTCCAGACATTACCATTGGTGGTGTCAAGTTTGATCCGCACAAGTTAGCAGACTCTCCTACAGGTATCGTCACCAATACTGGAGATCCTCCGCAAGTGTTGTACTGAACTTGACCTGATGTTTCGCCCGTGTTTTGGAACTCGTAGTAAGAACATGGGTCAACACAAGGACCACAGTCACAACATACATCTTCCAAACTTATATCCGAATAGCACAATTCTGAGGCCACAGAGGCTCTGAAATCCCAAATGAGATACAAGTAGTCACCCGATGATCCTGCGTTGAATGTGATCTGGTTTACATCGCCTGTGCTCAAGATGGGCGAGCCCAAGTTTGAGGCGGCAATCAATGCATTGATACCAACAGTGGTATTCGGGTACAATGTATTTGTTCTGAGGTATCTGAATTTGTCATTCAGCGAGTCGAAGACAAACGTATCAGTTGGGAATTTATTGGAAATGATAGCAACCGTGCTATTGTCTGTTGGTATATTCCCTGCCCCTTGCGGTCCGTTGGTGATGGCGTATCTTGAAACCAATGGGTTGGTCGTGCCATTGACGAACGTAACAAAGGTTGACTGCAATGGTGAGGTATAAGTGCCATCCACATATCTGTATTGCGCGTGAATGGTTTGACCTCCGTCGCTATCGCTTGTCAACATCACCTCAACCACGTTCATAAACTGCTGAACAGGGCAATTGGCGGTCATTTTCAACGTAGCCAATCCGGTTGTAGTGATTTGAATCTCAACGGTGTTAACAACGTTGGATGTCTTTGTAAAGTTCAACGTGCCCGACGTATTGATAAAGCCAGTGGTGTAAACATTCCCATTGTAAGTAGCCTCTACCTCAAATGTAGATGCTGGATCTGTGCTTGAGAATACATAGTTGATGTCTACTGACCCTACATATGCACCCAAATCTACACAGTATGTGAATGTTGACCCCTCGGGTTCGAAGAAACTAAGCGTTTGGCTGATGCCACACTCAACGCAATCGTCTGCCGCTGGCAATTCTATCTCATTGGAAACCAACACATACTCGTCCATGTAAGGGTCGTACCCTCCAAGTTTCTGCGTGTTGAATGATGTGATGAACTCATCACGGAACCAAGTCCTCATCCCCAACTCTGATACCACCATCAAGTTGTCATTGGTGTACGAGTTACCCTTGATTTGGATTACCGCGCCACGCTTAACATCGGTGAAGTATCTGTCGTAACCCCACTGAACATAACTCTCGGGGTTGAAACTGATACCATACTTCTCAACGCGAGCAATCTGAGTTCCAAGAACTTGAGGAACCGAAGTGATTGCACCGCCTGCGGCCGAGTCTGACAACAGATTCTTACCGGCCAATACGTATGATATCTTATCCTCTTGAAGTACAAGAACATCCGTCTCACGGGCATCCATCATGTAGATAGGACCGAAAGAATCTTCGAGTGTTTTGAAATTCAATAGACCCAAGTTGAACTCGTTGAGTTTGTTGAGGTTTGATTCGTCGTTATAGATACCACTATAAGTGATGTCCGCAGATCTGTCGACCTCTCTATAGTCTTGCTCGGACACAGCAGTAACCCTGTTGCCCAAGTTGAAACTTCTTCCAACAACAGAATCCCTGATCTTGTAACTCTCCGCTCCGTTACCGAAAGCAAAGCAGTTGAAGAACATTGTGTTTACAATCGCCGGTTGACCCAAATTGATATCTTGGTTCTGCACGTTTCCACTATGGTTGCCATTGGCATCGATAGAGAAAGACATGTTGTTCTCGAAGAACACGTCTGGCAATGCATCGATTGGTTCTGTCTCAAATATGAGCGTGGTGTCCGCTCTGAATACTTCTACGTTGGCAGTGATACTTGACCTACGCTTGTTACCACTGAATGCACCAGAGCAACTGTTGGTACCTGTAACCATCAATTGCAATTGGTTACTCGCCCCATCTCTAAAGAATCTGAAGTAGTTGGTACACAATGCAGTCGGGATATCTACGTTGTTGTTGGTGATGGTTGCAATGTATTGGTTGTCTACATCGCAGTTGTTACCACCGACATCGCTGATACCTTCATTCAATACCACCTTGACATTGTCGCCGTTCCACCAATCGAACATGTTGTCGTAATTGGCAGACGCCACCAAGGTTTTGTCCAAAGTATAAATACGTCTTTCGCACCTGTTACTCCCGTCACCGGTACCCAAACGCTCGAACTTAAAGTAAAGACGAATGCGGCTACCTGCTGGTATGTCGTAGTCCACCCAAGTATTGGTGGCTGTGTCGAACCTGTTCATTGGGTAGCGAAGCAATGGGTATTCGTTGGCGTTGTCTTGGTTTACTTCGATTTTACCCGGAGCAATAACAGCCAACTCGTCGTTGATTACGTTGAAACTATTGGGGCTGATCTTCATGTAGACACCAGATGGCACAGGAAGCGTCACTGACGGATCCAATGTACTTGGTATCGTGATGAAGTCGGCAGCCTTTGAGTCCTTCTCGAGTACGGTAGCATACACGCACTGACGAGTAGGTCCACTGCTGTCAGCCTTTACAATGAGTCTGTCTCCTGTTTCGACTTTCTTCGAATTTTCTCCATCAAGGAGGAAGTACGCATCATTTGAATCAGGGTCAAGAAAGAATATAGATGTGTAAACGGTCTCATAGTTTTCTTGGTCTGGCTTGATTACGAATTTATATCTTGTCGCCCAAGCAGGAGCCACCTGTGTTGGTGGTATCCACGCATAGATTGAGTTTTGGTTTGCAGAGTAGGCACATGGAATATGCACGGTGTTGTTTGGGCTAACCAATGCAGTAGATGATCTGTTGAACTCATCCATGTACACGATGCCAATCTCGTAGTCCCTGTTGCTATGCAAACTTTGTGGGTTTGCAATCTCTTGATATGTGGCTTCTACAAATGTAACTTCATAGTACTCGTACACATACTGAGTAGGAGTGGTGGTGTTGTCCACATACTCCATCGCAGGCAATTGGAAGCCAATCACTGTGCTAGCAGGGCTTGTGATGATACCAATTGGCTCATCAACTGCACTGATACCACTACCAAACTTAATCAAGGCATCCAAGTTGTTCGGGATTGCACAGTTTACTTGGTCAGTAAATGTGGTTCCGTCACATGATGTTGGATTGCCGGGGGTAGCATCAAATACTGGCTTAATGTTGGATGCCGTACCAACCGCTTCTTGGAATTCTGCGCTAGTAGCCAATGCATATACCGATGTGTAGGACGTGGGTAGGTAGAACGAGAATGTAACAGATATGTTGTCGGTTGTCTCCGCTGGGAATGGCGTGTCTCCGCTGAATGATTGGTGATTGAAGGTAATCTCTACGCTGATGGCAGCGCCTGCCACCAAATTAACACCATCCAAATCAATCTCGAATACTGCACCGGGGATTGTTTGTGCCCCGTCAATGCTATAAGTGCCGTCAGACACCGAGTCTGTAATTTCAGTCTCTCCGATAATCTCAGTAACCAATTGAGTGTAGTACTCAAACTTAACAGGCTGTCCGTCCTTATCGATAAGGTTGTAACCTTCTACGTAGTTACCATACATCAATCGGTTGCCCATAAGCGTTTGTGCTTTGGCATATCGAGGTACGTTGTCGTACAATCTGAGTAACTCAGACTCCGGCAACACGGTGAATATCTTACTGTTGTTGAATACGTATGTGTAATCGGTATTGTTTGAAAGACCAAGGTTTGCCTTGTCGAGTTTCTCGATTACGCGGATCACATTCCCACTAGCTTCTTTGAAGAGCAAGTCAATACCAACAACAAGTGGGCCTCCCGAATTGTAGGTAACCTCAACTGCATTGGCTCTGTTAATCATGCCCTCGTTCAAATAACTGTCTACGCTGAACTGAAATGCGTTTGGCAAAAATGCAGGCTCAGAGAACTGAGATGTTGCAGAGTATTCGTTATCTGCGTATTGGTACCTGTATGCAAAGCAAATGAACCTTGTCTGCAAGAAGTTCTCCTGCCCAGATGTGATCAATGGTACAATTGTGGGAGCCTCTACCGGTGGCTTCTTGATAACCAAGATTGACTCAGCACTGAATTGGTCTATGTCCAACACGGGGTTTCCGTATCCTCTAGCCACATTGATAAAGCGCGGTGCATTGTAATCGTCGGTGAAGAACAACAAGTTGTCGTTCAAGTTTCCCGTCTTTACGATGTTAACACCGGTAATGAGGAACTGTGGATTGAAGTTCAATGTGGTGTTGGCACCATCACCGTCATCAATACTGATGATGTGGTAGGTCAAGATGCCCGTCAGTACATTGAACGATACAATCAAATCAAGTTTTCCAGTAGCACCAACGGGGAAGTTGGGGTCATGGACAAACCAATAGATGGTTTCTCTTTCCCCATCTTCGAATGCCCCGATACACTTGGCATCTGAACTCAATGGCGTTCCGTCCACGTATGACAAAGAAGTCAAAGGGAGATTCCCCTTGATGTTTTCTATGACACCAATCTCTGATTGCTCAGTAGATCCCATGCGGATGTTAAGCGCATCGATATATTCTCCATTAGGGACAAGCCGTTCATCAACGGACTTGTTCATTCTGCCTGCTATGAAATTTCTTGTTATGTTCGCCATGTTACTTTATCCACTTGTCCATGCCACGGAGACTCATCAATAATCTTCCCGGATGAATGTTGCTCAATCTAATCTTTGAATTTCTCAGCAATGCTGCCTTCTCTTTTCTCGCTCTGGCTACAATATATTCCTGTACTCCGAACTTTGAATTGAGTATTTCGTATTGAATGTACGCATACACGTACTTCTCGAACAATTTGTTTACGGTGATCAAAGAGTCATCGCCTCCCTCCATGCCATCAGAAACGTACTCAACAATACATTGCTGGTCCGACATGTCTGAGTTGAAGTTGATTACACCTGCCTTCTTGTCGATGGCAAATGTTGGGTTGAAGTTGGCAGTCTCGGTATTCAAGCCATATCGTGTACCGACTGAGTAGTCAAAATACCAATTGCCATCGATGTACCAACCTTCTTGACCATCAAACATTCCTCCCGGATTAAGATAGATGTTTCTCTTCGTTCCGTTCAATCTCTGTGTGTCTATCAAAGAGTTCTGTGGTTGCAGGATGTTGCCGTTCTGATCAAACAGAATGTTGGCTTGGTTGTCCTGCAAGTACGCGCTTGAAGAAAGTATCTGCACGTTCTCTGTCAGTGGCCTCAATAAGCCATCCTTATACAAAGAAATGCGAACCCAGTTCACGAAGTCGCTAGGAAGAATGTATCTCAAGTTGCTGCCAACTGTCAACTCAAGGACTTTGATTTCCTTGAACGCATCGTAGTTCAACTCTTGAATAGCCCTCTTGGCGTGGAACAATATCTTGTAACGCTCCTCATTGTTGATCAATGAGTGGTTGCCAGAATACATCAATTGAAAATTCTTGACGATATCCTGTAGACTTACATATTGGTAAGAACCCCAGTTCTCATTCTCCGGGGCGTTACCATTGTTATCGTAGTATTGGTATTGAGATATATAAGCCATGGTTTATTATTGCTGTACGCTGAATGTAGGTTGTTCGTGTTGTTGCTGTGCCATACCGAATTGAACCACCTCTGCTTCTCTGATAGACATACCGGCATACTCCAATATCTTGGTGGCCAATTTGTATTGATAGTCCTCGGGCAATTCGAAATCTTGGTAGTCGGGCTGAGATTGGTCGAACACAGGTTCGCCACCGGCCAAACTAATGTAGGTCCACTTGGGTTCAAATGGGTATCTGAAGTAATTGGCAATCACCTGACCGGGAACTTTGTAACTCACAGGGGTGACTGTCATTGTCTCCGCTTGCTGCGTGTACGTAGGGAACAGAGTAGATGGCGCAGTCAACATCGATGTGTTGAGCAACGTCGAACTTGAGTGGTTTAATTTCTCCGCCTCAACTGCCGCGCTTGCCTTCAATATCAAGAAGTTGGCAGGAGTGGTGGTGAATATGTTGTTGTCCAATAACAAGACTGTGTTGCTAGATACCAAAGCCACATTGGCCAATGCATTTGTTGTGGTATTTACAACCACATCACCTGCGCTAATACCGGCAGACAAGAATGTCGCACCGCTGTCAACCAATTGGAAAGCCACCACTGATGTGTTCGCTCCGCTGTCCAACACCGTTGGGTAGCAGATAACTTTCACCATCATGTAGTATGCATCGTTGGTGGTAGTCAAACTTGGAAGAAAGAATACGCTGCCTGCAAAGTTTTCAAGAGGGTTGGTCACGTTGAAGATCTCCATGGCCTCCTCGTAAGTCCTCTTCAAATCTGCATAACCGGTACCAGATACACGGCTATTTTCCATCGAGATGATTTTGTTATAGGAAGAAAACATTTCTTCGTACAATTCCATCTGCGCTTGACTAGCAAACAAGTTGAAGTCTGATGGAGATATATATCCGTAATTGTTCTTGTTGATGATAGACAACACGGTATTTCTTACTTCATTAATCATGTTATTGTTTAAAGCAAAGATAAACAAAAAAAAAGAGGGAGCATTTGCCCCCTCTTATTGTATTGAAATAAAGTTTAATACATCATATCTAGGCTGCTATCGAGCAACTTCAATGCATCGATGCCTTCGTCTGTCTGCAAATACAAAGCCACTTCAACATATGGGTCAGATCCAAAAGGAATGTTAATCATTTTCTTTTTGCTTGACGGAGTGTTGAACCAAACTTCTTTGTTGCCATTTCTGAAGGCCAATACTTTACTATCGAAGTACTTATGTACGTTGGCTTCCAACTTCAACATTGGGTCATTGATCAAATTCAAGAATCCTCTTGGGTCTCTCTTAGCGTAAATCAATATGTCTCTCTTCAATTCGGCAGTACTAACCACTGATGGGTCTTTACCAAACAGAACTCGAGCCACATTCTCCAACTGATCAACGGTCAATGAGCGTGCCTCCAACAAAGCATCTACTTCTTCGTTCAAGAATTCTACCTCTTGCTGGGCATCTTTCTCGTAGTTTACTTCGGAAAATACACTACCATTCATGGGATGGTAATACAAGAATTGCTGAAGAACAGGATTGGTCTTTGGTACACGCAACATACCATCTTCAAAGATTACTGGCTCAACAATAAAATTGCCGTCCTGTTCGTCTTCAAATGGGGTCTTTTGGTTTACCGCATATCGCAATGGGCGATTGACGTTCTGTTCTGAATCAAACCACAATAGTGGGAATCTTCTTGTACTCCTTGAAGGAATAGTGAATGAAAGGGGAGATGAGTGTAACAGTTTGTAGACTTTGTCTACTGGTATTGCGTTTTTTTTCATGATATAATTTGATATGATTTTTTACTTTTTAAAAAGGAGAGCGCCGTTGCCGGCACCCTCCAAATTAAATGAATCAACTTTTTTATTTCGTCAGCGATTAGGCACCGTAACGGAACAATACGAAGTTGTTAGCACCCAAGGTACATACACAACGCTCAGACAAGAAGTTAACTTCCATTGCATCCAAGTCGCTAGTAGCAGCGCCACCGGCAGAACCTGTGATCCAAGTCTTGTAACGACGGTCCTCAGTAGCAGTTGCTCTGTAACGAACGTGCAAGAAAGGACGCTTGGCGTTCTTGCCCAACACTTGGTCGTAAACAGTTGTAGAACCTGCAGGAACCAACAAACCAGTGATTACGTTTGCAGTGCTTGCACCAGTGGTAGAAGCAGTCAAACCACCACGCATGGTAGGATCGTTCAAGTATTTCCAGTCTGTCTTGTAGAAGTCATATCCACGACGGAAACCGCTGAAGCCAAGGTTCAATGCCATGTTTACATCGTTCTCAAACAAACCGAAAGAAGCGGCGTTAGAAGAACCTGAAGCATTGTAACCGTTCAAGGTAGCCAACATATCGTCGATGTCGAAACTGAAGTCACGGTTAACGAAGATTACGTTCTCTTCGATAGAACCCTGCTTGTCCAAACGAGATACGATTGAATCGAAGTCAGCCAAGGTAGTTGGGTTACCACCACCCCATACGTTTCCACGATCGTTTACTACGTAGAACACACCCTCAGAACCTTTGTAACCAGCGGCTACAGCACCAGATCCACTAGCAGCAGGAACTGCTTCGATCATAGCGGTTTCCAAGTAGTCCTCGAAACGCAAACGGGTTTCGTGCTCAGACTTCAAATACCACAAGAAGCCAGATGCACCGTTCTCGGTAGTAACTTCAATCCATCCGATCTGAGCCATGTCAGAACCAGATACAGCATACTTGTCCTTGATGATGATAGGGCTGTTGTCGTAGATGTCATCTTCTGCTTCCAAAGAACCAACCATTCCGTTAGTTCCTTTTTTGAATTCAGAACCGTAGATGAAGATGGTGAATGTGTTTGTTGCAAGAGCGTTGGTCATACCGGCGCCTTCGTAGAAAGCCACGTCAATGGTGCCAAGAGCAGGATCAACGAAAGTAATGATACCTTTGTTCTGGGTAGGGCCAGCAACGTTAGGAGTGATCACCACGGTTTGTCCAACACGCAAAGCAATGCTACCGGCAGTCAAACCAATAGAAGCACGGTTAGGAACCAACACGTCGTTGATAGTGAAAGTCGCATTATCTGCGCCAGACAACACACTTGTAGTACAGTTGACGTACTTGATGTGCAAACGGCCTTGTTCAGCCCATTTGATCATGTCTGAGTTGGATGGCATTTCAGCGCCAACCATACGCAAGAAAGAAGCGATTGTGCGATTACCGTAACGCTCAAATTCTTTCTCGTAAGTATCAGGAAGATACTGGTTCAAGAAGTTGAAGTCGGTAATATAGTTAGTAGATAGGGGGACCTGTTGCGCACTCGGCTGCAACTGATAGGTCGGGGTAGACAAAACTGCCATAGTCGTTTATTTTTTTCTTAGATTTTTTTGATGCTGCGGATTTTTAAACCTCTGCTGGAATCAGGATCCACTGCTTTTACCTGCATTCCATCTTTACTACCCATGGCCTGTGACGCTGGTCTTTCGCTCATGTTGATGTTCTTGATCTTGCGAGTAACATCTTCAGTGGCGGCCGACATGCCTTGCTCATAAAAGAACTTAGCAAACCTCTCAGGGTTCATGGCTACCGCTAGCGCTCTATGATAACCTGCTGCATCCTTGATCATCCCAGCATCATCCAAGTACTTACCAATAAAGTTCGTTGGTGTCAATTGGGCCTTCTTCAATTCAGCGGCATCACCCGGTGCGTAACGTAAAACTTGGTCGTTCAACTTAAACTCAAAACCTTTGAACTCATTGTTGAATACCTCGTCGGTCTTCTTTGAAAACCACTCACGCTTGCGCTCGGCTTCTTGCTCCATAGTTTTTGCCTGCGATATATATTGCTTATAGGCCTGCAATTCTTCTTTTTCTTCTGGAGAAACGTCTGCCGTTCTTGACTCAAGGGGCATTTTGTATTTCTCTTTCTGAGTATTGAAGTATTGCTTGGCTTCTGCAACCATTTTCTTTTTGGCTAGTTTGGCGCGCTTGATAGTTGAGTCATCGTCCAAGTCTTCGTTGTACGAATACTCTTCCATCATGACATCAATGTCCTCGTCATCCAAACCAACCTGTGTTGACTTCAAGTAACTGCGCAGAACGCTGTCAGAATCCATTGAATCAAAATCTTCCTTCAACTTGAGGAAGTCTTCAAAGCCTCTGCCTGTTTCTTTGCGGTACTTCAAGTACGCTGATACGTCCTCGGGTAGTTTCTCCTCAGAACGCTCAGTCATCAACTCGTCGAAAGAATTGATTTGCTTGTTGTAGCGTTTACTTATATATGAAAGAACGTCTTGTTCTTGAAGTTCCTCGGGCTCTTGCGCTACTGGTTCTGGAGGCGTCAGTGGTATCTCTACCTTCTGCTCATTGTCCATGACAACAGTTAACTCGGGAGCCGGGGCTTCGATTTGTTCCTGATGTCTTACCAACAATTCCTCTTCTAACTCTTGAACGCCTTTGCTTTCGATAGGCTTCACTTCTCTTACTTTGATTTCCATTTGATTAGATTTAATTTATTGCAAATTTATATATTTTTTTCAATATCGTTACCGAGGCTCAAACACAGACAGATCGAACCCATCAAGCGAGTCTTCTGTAGATTCAAAATTGATTGGCGGTAAATCATTCTTACGCTGATTAATCAATTTAGATTGCTCTGTATTTTGTTGGCTTATCCTCTTGGCTTTGGCTTCCTCTTTGGTCATCTCTCTATCTGACAAACCTTTGTTGTTCAGACCGGCGATAGCCATGTTGTACTTGAACTCTTCGCCCATCAACTGTTGCTTGAGTCCTGCCTCTGCCTTCATTCTCTCGATCTCAAAAGCCACCTCTGCCTGTTTAACCTGCATCTTGACTTGACCTTCTGCCTGTATCTTCTGCATGGCTGACTGCGCAGACATCTGTTGGATTTGCATTTGCTGCTGTGCCACCATCTGTTGCTTGGTCATCTCCATCTTATCTCTCTGCTCTTGCAACTTCATGCGCTTCACCTTCAACAATTGGTTTGCCAACTTCAAGTTCTTGATTTCGCGAATGTCGATAGCATCCTCAAGGTTGATGTCACCCTTGGACAAAGCCATCTGAATGTTGGCTTCCAACTGCGCCTTCTGCTCTTCGTCTGGGGCTATCTCCAAGAAGATACCAAAGTCGTAGATGTACAAGTCCTTGATTTCATTCAAGATAGACACGTTGTATTTGCCTATTCGGCTGATGAAGTCGTCCTTGAAGTCTGCATACTGAAGGATATCTGCTATCCTGTATGTCAATGCTTCTGAGATTGATCGGAAAATATAAAGACCACCCTCAAGGATGTGGCGAGTAGCAGTGTTGGAATTCAAAGCGGCCAACTTCTGCAAGCCAACCAATGAGTTGGGGTCTGGGTTTGATGCGTCTCTTGCTTCGTTAACGCCAGTCACCGTACGGATCATATCCATGTAGTGGTTGTAGTTGGCAATCAACATCTGCGTCTTGGCAGCACCGGAGTTTGACGTAAGTTGCTGAATGGGCACACGTCCGTTGTTGAAGTCACCCTCTTGGGTGTAACTACGGCCGATAACACTACCCGTTTGGAAGTAAAGCCTCAATGCATCTTCTGGATTGTATGCGTTGCCGGTACCAAGATCTACTTCGTTAAGACCATCGGCATCGATGAACACACCATCGGGAACTGTACGGGCAATTACCTGTTGCAACTTCAAGTGAGTCAACTGAATCAAGTCAGCGAAAGGAATCATCCTACGCACCAACGATTCAATCGTACCCTTGTACATACGAGGCGCACATGCCACATAGTTTGGCAATGCATGCTGAGAAGAAGACTTAGGACGTACCATGTTCTGAGCCAACTCCCACTTCAATAAGTAGTTTGTACCCATAACCATAACGCCTTCGTACCACACATCGATGGTTTTCTCTACGCGCTCGAACTTGCCATCCTCCATCATATCAGTAGGTGGGTTGAACGAATCATCCTTCTCGATGTAACGAACTCCACCACCTTCTAGATATTTTTTCTTGTAAACAATCTTCTTTGTGGTTTTGTAATTGAAATATAACAGCGTGGTGGTGTCTCTGAAGAATATGGTATTCTGATAGAACTGTGCTACGTTGTAATAGTTGTACCAGTTCTGACTGCTCTTGGATATTTCTTCCAACTGCGCGTCGGTCAATGTGGGGTCTATCTTGAGTAACTCAATGATAGGCAATGTTTTGATTTCTCCCCAATAGAAACAATCTTTAAAGTATGGGTCTTCGGTGTAACTGTAAACCACGTTAGCAGGGTCTACGTAAGACACCTGAACTCCCGATCCAAGCAAGAACTCGTGCTTGGTGACACCGATACCAATAACAGTCATGTCGTAGTCGACACGCTTTCTGATGTCTAGGTATTTGTTCTCGTCAAGGATTGTGTTGATGGCTTCCTCCTCGGCAATCTCGATCGCCGGCTTGTAGTTCAACTGCATGTACAACGCCAACTCTTCGTCGTTGCTAGGCAAATCCTCTGGATCAATAGTGAATGCGCTGATGCCTGTGCGCTCTTGAACAATCTCCAAGATATCCTTTGACACCATCTGTGCCTCGATAACATCTTGATACTTAGTTCTTTTCGATTGAGACATTGCATCCTGTGCATAAGCCTTAACCTTGAACAATCTATCGGACATTCCATTTACCACGATATCCACAAACTTTGGGATAACGGGAACTGGAGTCCAATCAAGGTTCAAGTAAGACAAGTCGCCATCGATAGCAAGTTCGTTCTTATACTTTTGAACAGACTGCTCGCCTCTTGCGTATAGTCTTAGTCTGTGGAAATCTCTCCACTGACCGTAGTATCTGCACTGATTCCCGTCCTTGCGAAACCATTCGTACTGGATGGCCTGACCTATTTGCAACCCATACTCCACTGATGCTTTCTCTGAATCAGATACGAACTGAGTTGGGAACCCTGTTGCTATTATATTAATTGAGACATCCTTCATCGAATAATTTCACTTACGTTACCTTGGTTTGAGTACCTTGCAAAAGTAATGCTTATTTTTGATTCTTTTTTTTCGGGTAAATATAAGTGTTTTTGGTTGGCCATGATAGCCAAGCCTGAACTAATTGATGCGTCAAACTTTGTTCTGTTGGATATGTCGAACTTGGACCAATCCTCAAGCGTCTTATTGAATGGCATCGTGCCAATCAAATCGGGGTCTCTGTACTTGCCCTCAAAGTCAAAGCCCACGTGCTTCTCAATGTAAGACTCGATCGCTGATGCGTGCGACTGGCGCACATCCTCTGATGAGTTTGGTATACCACCCAGCTCACGCTCTGTTTTTGACAGGTTGTTGAATAGTTTGTCGGGTCGGTTGATGCTGTATCCCCTGTACCCCCTGTTCTTGAGGTGGTATAGCAGTCGGGGTTTGTTGTTCTCCGCAAGCACCGGCATCCCGTAAAATACCAAAGCCATAAGCACATCCTCGAAGAATATCTCCGCAGTCTGTGGTCTCGCCACGTACTCCAAGAAGAACTCGTTAACAGGGGCGTTGTCCATGTGGAACTTGGTCATCCCGTGCAGCGCACCGTTTGATCCACGCCCATCCACGGTAGCCGAGATATCGTATGAGTCACACCCGAACGAACCTATATGCTCATTGCCGGGGTACTTGATTCCGTTCTTGTCGATTATCCTGTTCTGCAGGTTGCCCTCTGGAAGCCAACTCACTAGGAACCTGCCCTTTGGGTCGGGTGACCATATCACTTTGGTGTCCCTTATCCCATCCTTCCACATGAAACTACCGCGCGTCACCATGTGTGCTAGCACCTGTGAGTCGTTGTAGTCCACTTGGTGGTATATCTTGGTTAGGTTGAACAGAGATGACTTGGACTCGTCTCTGAATGCGTGAGACTCTGTGCGTGGGAACTGACGATAGAATTCGTTCAACGCATCCGCGTCATTCTTGAGCGAATCAACTTCTGCTTCCCAATAATCTATGGCGCCGTTCCTCACCATCATGCCGTCCACCCCCTTGACAGGGTTGCTAGGCTTTCTAAATATCGGCATGCCGTATCTATCGATGAACCCCTCCATGTTCCACTCCATTGGAATGAACAAACTGTATAGACCACTCTTGGTCTGTCCGTTGGCGTTGCGCACCGCAGCGTTTGAATCCTCGTACAATTTCTTGTAGTTGTCACCACCCTTGCTCAATGCGTTTGAGGTAGAGCCCATCAAACATTTGCCGATAATCCTACTACCCACACGCAAACAAGTCTTTGTTACGCGCCAATTGTTGAGGATGTTGTTTGGCTTCGTCCATTTTGCGCTATTCATGCTTACGGTGAAGTCAGATAGTATCAACTTTCTTTCTTCATCATTGTCTGCATCCACTTGTATGCCAACGTAATCTCCCATGT